ATGCAGAGGGGGTGGGTGTTTTGCGAGACCCCCCTCCCCCTATGCTTGACAAACTAAGACGAAGTTTGTTCTTTATTCTTGACGACAGGAATCGGAACCTTTCGATGCATTCCTGAAACGTTGTACTTGACAATCTCATCAATAGCTGATTCGATAGCCAAGTCTTGATCAGTTTCAGACAATTCATCAGAGAAGACTACGACTCTGCCCAACAACTGGGGTGTGTAGTAGCCACGCTCCTCATCGAACGCACTCCACTTTGTGTACTCAGTGAAGGGATCGTAAGGATTGTCTACTGTGGTTAGCATGTGTAACTGCACCACAATCATCCTCCTTCGATCGTGGTCTTCAGAGTGGACACTGACACACCCAATGCATCTGCGATCTCAGCTTGGGTGTAACCAGAAGCATGCATGCTGCGTGCCCTGGTAGCCTGGCTATCTGACATAACAGACGGTGTTCTTGGTGTAGCGAAGCCCTTCACAACCTCAATGTCAGTATTCTCAAGGATCTGACGAAGAGTGTTGGTACTGACAGCACCGGACTGTATGGCGGTCCATTCTTGGGGGGTGATGTCAATTCTTTGCTTACCAGCGCCGGTTCTCAGACGGGCCTTGGTGAGCTCTTGTCCTTCAATCTTCTTGATCTCAGAACGCTCGAGCCCAGGGTTGGCATCCTTCTTTGCTTTGACGGCGGCGTTTGCTACGAGCTGGGCCCTTCTTTCGAGAGGGCGATTTGCCATGGCCACGTTTAGTTTGTGGCGGAGGGATGAAACTTCATTGGCATACGTTCTCTTTGCAGAGGGGCTGTATGCAATGCTTTGTGTATTGACCATCTTTCTGCGAGCCTCGTTAGCCAAGGCCTTCAGTTTGTTAGAATGATCGGCATACACCTTCTCAATAGGCGTACCTGAAGACAAGGTATGTGCGTTATCGGTCTCAGCTAGACGAGTAGACTCGAATGTGGAAAGCTGTTCTCGACCCTTCTTGTCAACATGTGTCTTGCCAGTGTTGACGAATTGCAGCTTTCCTGTGGCCCGATCAATAGGGCCACCTTCAGCAGCAGGTCGAGCTTTCCTATCTGCTACACGAATCGTAGAGGTAGCGCGCGATACAAGAGTCGAAGCTCCTGCCGTGGCACCACCCTGATACTTCTTCTTCAGCTGAGCGATACCGTTATCGATAGCAGATTGACGGTAATTCAGCTTGTGTTTCTCAGCATCGATGACGACCATGGAATGCCGTACTGCACGAGCAAGCTCGCTCGAATTGGCACCACGAATAGTCATGTCTGTGATGAGATTGGAAACCAACCCCATTTCCATCTGCTTCATTCGGGGCGTCATCGGCTTCATACCCTCGTACTGTGGGTATGCACGCTGAGGATCGAATCCCTTCAGACCTTCCAACGCAGGTGCAGTCTTGATCTTGCGATTGTTATTCGGGATGACCAATACAGTGTCGCCATCAAAGTCCGCACCTGACAGACGTTCGGCAACTTTCGAATTGATGCCGACCGCGTCCTTCGCCTGACCCAAAGCTTTCTTGGCAGGACGATGGTTGTTGTTCACGGTGAGTTCAGGAATCTCAAAGATCCCACCATGAGGGTAGCGAACAAGTGCGACCTTTTCTCCATTACGGAAATTAGGTGCGTAGATCTCCGTATCAGGAAGCGAGTTGATTGGAAGAATGACACTCGACCTCTGACGTGGCAACGCGGCAGCCTTCAGATGTACCGCTGCCGAATCCACACCATCAGAGAAAGATAGCAGCATCTTCCGACGAACTTCGGGATTCGTGAGACTCATGATCTCATCAAATTCCGCTTTCTTTCTTTCAAAAGTGAGATTCAACTGTTCTTTAGCAAGCCGAGGACTTTGCTTGGACAGGAGTTGTGAGGATAGGTTTCTGGACCAACTATCCCAGTCGCCTTCCTCATTCACGATGTTCATAGCCGACGTTACTTTGCCAGTCTTGACATCGATCAATTGTCGTACTGTGGCCCCAAATGGGTTTTCGGGATCATCCTGCTTGATTTTCTTCATCGCGTCGAGCTTGTTGCCCGTGCTGCTTTTGTTTGTGTTAAACATGAGATCTACACCAGCGGGAAGACTGTCGTTGTACATCGCCATACCTTTGAGGTAGTGCGTGCCGTCAACAGCAATACGAACCTGAGCGTATCGTGCTCCGCCCAGATCCACGTCTTTTACACCGCGACGAACATAGATCACACCATCTGCTGTAGATCCACCCTGTTCGGCGTATCGAACTGCAACACGCTTACTGTTGATAGACAGCGGGGGTTGGATGATGGAATATGAACGTCCACCATCTTCGGTAAAAGCACGAACAAGCTGAACTTGTGCCCTGTTCTTCGAGACCTCAGAGTACGTCACACCAGGAGCGGCCAGGACTTTGACTGTGGTGTCTTTTCCTGTCCCCAGCTGACGAACTTTGAGATAGTGAACCTTGTAGCCTTCAGCTTCAAGAGCGGCCACAGCTGTGCTGAGTTTTGTCTGACTCACACCCAACAGGTTCTCAGAGCCAGTACCGACATCGATGTACTTGCCAGCAGCAACACGCTCTTTGAGCATATTGGACGTGGCCATGAGAATATCAGCCTTATCCTTAGCTCCAGGCGCAAGCAGAGCACGAACCTGAGATTCGCCAACACCCAAACGCTGACCGATAGCCACATTGGACATGCCCTTGTCGCGAAGACGTTGGGCCATGCCAATCTTGGCTTGACGTTCAGCATTGCGTTCGATGGACTTTCGAGCACGCAGTTCCGTGGTGTTCATACCCATGGCCTCTGCGATCTTGGACTCACTCAGACCCTTCAAGCGAAGTCCTGCTTCCATACCGAGGAAGCTGGAACCGCTGGCATTCTCCATGCCACCTGAGCCCCAAGGGTAACGACCCGAGTGACGAGGTGTTCCGTAGTGCGCCAGATACTGCTCTTCGGAGACATCCGTCACCCGTACACCTCCTCGTTGATTTCGTTCATCCGACGATCGAAGAACACGATCTTGTCCATGATGCTGAAGATGTCCAGAGGATCGGCGTTCAATGTCCGGACTTCATCGTTCTGGTAGATACGCAGTTCGATATCGATATCGACGGGCTTGAAGTTGTATTCAAGACAGAACAACGCAGCGTAGATCTCCAGCTGGACAAACTTGCATTCGTTGACGCCTGTCTTCAAATCGAAGATCTGAAGCAAATTCTTTCGGAAGCCAACAGCATCCGCATGCCCGAAACACAACGGAGAATAGAACAAGGTCTGTTCCGGTGTGAGTCGATATCCAATGCAGTCGTTGACGTACTCGTTCAGTGTGCGACGACTATCAGGAAGACGTTCGCCCAACCGAATCAGCATACTGGCCAATTCGTGCAACTGCGTGCCTCGTCGAGCAGCCAGGCTAGCGTGCACCATCCCATCGAGTCTGTCCTCGTCGTAATTAACCCACGAGTACTTACTCGGGCTCAGGAGAGCATGCGTTCCGGCGATTCTCGAATGATCGTTGAAGCGCATCGAGGACTTCCTCTTCGTTCGAAGGATTGATGAATGCAGCAAAGCTCAACCCATTGAACCGGTCCACGTAGTAGTCCTGGTTGGGGCGCTTCGGTGACTTCGGACCGCGCTTCGTTTCCAACATCGCCCACCCGTCTGGGATGAGCACTGTCAGATCGGGGATGCCTTGGAAGTTGGATTGCGGATCGTTCTTCAAGACTACGCACCCCGGGAACCGAGCTTCAATCCTTTTGATCAGATCAGCCTGGTATGGAATTTCCTTCTTCGCCATGACACCTCCCTAAAAACAAAGGCTGAGTATGAAGGCACATTTCATCCCCTTCTATTATAACCCATGTTTTTTCGACAGTTTCCTACTTGTTTTTAATCCGCCCAATCGAAACGTTGCATGATGGGGTAAACGGGCCACTCACGACCGATACACTCCATCACATCGTTACGCAACAGCCCGTGCTTCTTCACAACCTCCCAGATACCCGAATAGATTTCTCCAGTGTCGAGATTTCTGATGGGAGGAGTATCTGGATTGTCGAGACGGAATTGACGTGTGTGCACTTTGGCGAACCAACGCGGACGCCAAGCCAAATTCTGTGCGGCACAATGCGAGAGACTTCCGTCAAGATGAATGGGTGTGTTTGATCGTCGAGGGTCGGGGTTGGGTACGAATGCCTGCAACACCAAACGCGAGACGCTACGCTGGTATTGAATTCCGTCAGACATCAGTCCAACTTTCATACGACCATCAGGAAGGCGAACCTGTCTCAGGATCCTCTCTGTCTCATCGTTTCGGATGACGCCGAACTCACTCACCGAGTAACGAGGAAAGTCTGGGATGAGGGACCAATACTCCATGAAAATCTCCTTGTCGTCATTGCCAAGATTTTTGACGAAAAGTCTTCCTAAAACGCCTTACATAATACTTATTTTTATTACGCGCGATAGATAAAATAAGTATTATGTAAGGCGTTTTAGGAAGACTTTTCGTCAAAAATCTTGGCAATGACGACGGATTCAGCGAAAGTCGGTCAAATCGGACTCGTTGAAGCTCTTTTTGTGGTCCAAACACCTCCGAATCGATCGATCAATCATCGCATCCGACAACAGAACGTAGTAGTACAGGTCCGTGAAGGGTGTGTTCATGCGATCGATGCGACCGTACGCTTGTTCGAAAATCTTATACGAGTACGTCTGCGAGTAGAAAACGACGGTATCCGTGGCAATACACTCCCATCCCTCGGCACCCGCAGCGTACTGCACAAGGTAAATCCAGCGGTCCCCGTCCGGAACATCCTGATGTTTATGACCGTTCCATTCGGCCGTACGGACGTCCTGGAGCCCCTCCCTCAAGATCTCCAGTTCGTAATCGAAGTTGTAGAAGATGATCAGACGGGGGTGTTTCTGATGGATCTCACGGAGTTTCGTCAGGCGGCTGGGGTCGCGATTGACGATCTTTCGCATAATGGAGTAGAATTCGCTGCTGCCACGGAGTGGTTGGTCCGCAAAGGGATTCCACCGCTTCGATATAGCCTGCTTCATCAAATCCTGGTTGAACTCCACCCGAATTCGAATCGTGTTTCTCGTCGTGTGATTCTCGTACGGCATGTGAACCAAGATCTGGTTCTTCAACCGCACGAGTTTGCTCACGTTCACGTATCGATCGACCACGGGGAACTTCATGTACGGCTTGTAGATCACGTGCTCGGCTTTGAATGCTGTCCGATTCGGATAGAATCCATTGGCGATAAAGATCGGGATGTAGTCCAGCCAGGAGTCGCCGGGTGTTCCACTCAACAGAATCCAGGAGTTGCGACCAGAAATCTTCAAGAAGTTCTTGACCCACCCACCCGAACCGACGATTCTCTGTTCGTCGAAGATGAAGAACGCGTTCGATACTCTCGCGTGCTTCCCAATGTTGTTCCATGACTCGATGGTAACCAGACCAGGTGCGACGGAATCGTTTGCGAGAGTCATCCCATGATCCGCAAACTCCTTCTGCCAATCCAGAGAGTCGCGTTTCTTCGCAGTCGTGATCACGTAAACAGGCTGCCCAGCGTGGTACTTCAGATAGTATCTGACGGAGACAAGACTCTTCCCGCTGCCAACGCCCCCATACAGGACCGAGCCGTTCCGCAGCCTCGAGAGGGCTGAGACCTGATGGGGCCGTAAGGATTTCGTCGATCCATGCTCGGTCATTTCCCATCGACTCGCCTTCCAATTTCATCGCATCCAGGACATGAGCCAGTGACGTCCCTACGAGGGTCGTACAGTTCCACACCACACGAATCGTTCGTACAGACCATGAAGTTTCCGGGAACCGTCCATTCTTCCAACGATCCATCTTTGAAATTCACGCGATCGCCCTCCACCACGACATCTCGATGCAGTCTTCGCAGTCGCAGTACACAGGTCCTTCCTCCACTTCTCCGAAGAACCACGTCAAGAATCCCCACAATGCGTACCACATGTCAGCCTCCGTAAAGAATAGGACAAGTAGAAGCAGGAGCCCCCGAAGGGACCCCTGCTCTCTTACCAATTGGTCGCGTCTGTCTGCCTTCGGATAGTGTTCCGCATACGTACGCGAGTAGGCCGTAGCCGTTGGTGGCGTCGTCTATGCAGTATCCAGTAAACCAATCGGAAAGTCTACTTGGGCGGAACGAGCTCACCCTCGACGAACAACCTGCCATCGTAGTCGCACGCCACAGCAGTTCCAGTGGCTTCGACCACGTGCGTGTGCTGGTACCCGCCGCTGTGGTTGTCGTAACTCATGATGTGACACGCGCTGCAGTACTTCTCGATCAGCAGGTGGCTGTCCTCGGTGACCAGCCCCAGGAACTGACGAGCGTACTCCCTGCTCTCGCCATCAGCGAATTTGATCATCGCCGCGTGGTCGGTCATCGATACGACACGACCCGGCTTACCTTCGTACAGATCCCCGGTATCCTCCACCAGGACGATGTCTCCGACCGCGCCCATCAGATCCCCTCTCAGATCTTTTCGTTCATGTTGCAGTCCTGGAGAACGCGCTGCGGGATGCCAGGAATCGTCGCGATCTCATAAGCGACGTGCTTCTCCCCGTATGCGCCGTCGACGCTGTCCCCCGAGATCTTCCCGCAGATGGTGCATCGGTATTCGACGACCTCGTCGGTCACGAAGGTGTGCTCGAAGATCTTCTTTGAGAAGCGGTGGATTTCGTCGTTCAAGAAGACGATAACGTCGCTGACCCAGAAGGTCTGAGCGACATGACCACCCATCCCATCGACGCGAGAGCAGGCGATCGAGATGTACGGAACGCCGTTGGCATACAACAGATCCGTACCCAAATGGATCGCTAGGGTGCCGATGTTCTTCTCGGTCACACGCAACGCAGCGGTCTCGAGTTCGAGGATGGTGTTCTTCGCCGCGATCAAGGCGAACATGCTGAAATCGATGTTAGCGTCGTAGAGTTTCACGCTGTCTCCTTAGAATTCGACTCGACCCACGTTGAGTTCACCATCGATGAGCACAGACCCCCGTGTGTCGCACGGTTTCATGTCATGTGCGCATTCCTTGTTGGGCGTAACGCCGCCCGCACTGCTCCAGGTGACTGAGGCGCACCTGGAGCACGTCTTTTCGTACAGCGGCATTAGAGCTTCTTCAGCTCGGACGGACGGAAGTGCGCGTATCCACCGTCCGAGAAGAGGACCTCGACCGACTCCCCCGAACCCTCACCGTCGATGTCCACGACCGTCACGCGTCCGGTGGTTCCGACGGGCATCTGCGTACCGGCGGTGTTGGTCAGAACCCGCTTGGTCTCGACCATGTCGTCCTGCTTGAAGATCGCGTCGATCATGAGGAGCTTGTCGGCGAAGTAGTGACCCTCGGCCCC